AGTGTTTTCTGTCGTAGCTTGCGCTACTATACGAGATCCATTGTCAAACTCCATCGAACCTTTGTTGTACGATGTTACACCTGCTCTTATGTGATCTGGACATAGTTCATATGCATAGCGGATACGCTGCATAATTTCTTGTACACCACTGTACTTGTGTGCTGCTACAAGGATTGTACTATCAGGAACAAACATAGCGTACCACAGTAAGTAACCTGCGGCTGTTGTTGTTTTACCTGTTTGTCTTGATAGTAAGTTAATACTGAATCTGTAATTTACGTATGACTCTATTAGTTCAATTTGGTAGTCGAAAGGTTGATACAGCAATCTACCTTTAAGCGGATGCTGTATGTAAAAGAAGTTACTCAGGAAATACAATGGGCCAGTTACTGGATCCGCACATTTTGCAAATTTAATGAGTTCTGCTTCGCCGTAATCTGTTTTACTATGCGGTTTTTTTATTAATGATGTATCGTTTTGGTATGACATAATGTTATTTAACCAATCTGCGTTGTTCTTTGGAGAAAAAACACGCCGGAGCGTGTTTCTAATTACTATACAGTTTAAAGTTGGTAGCGATACCGTGTAAACTGCGGCCGTAACACCATAACGGTCCTAAGAGTCGTTATTCTTTAATATCCTTTAAATCCTGTTGCTATACTCTGTGTATTAATAGCGTCAGGTTCTTCACTTCCGCTTGTAATGTGCTCTTGGTAGTTAATGCCCATCTTCTTAAAGGCTTGCTTAACCATTTCTTTTTCTTCGTCTGTGTAAGTAACAATCATTGGACGGTTAGTTACATAACTATAAGGATCTATATCATCTGTGTTTGAAGGACAACGTGCCATTATAGCACTTGCTCTGTATAAGTCACCAAAGCCATCTAAGGTAAATGCTGCGCCGGGGCTTACTTTAGCATGTGCATCAAGTGGTTTGCCCCGTTGCGTTTCGACTATAAAGTCCTTTGCTCGCATTGTTTATTTCTTTTCGCCGCGTATTGAAAATGCTTTATATAAGTTTAAGAAGTTATCAACATCTTCGTGCTCGTTAACAAATTCAAAGTCTTCTTCATTTACTGCCATTGGATTGTCTCCGCCTGCTGCTGGTGGATGCATAGTCTTAGGCTTGTTTAAGCCACCGCTTGTTCCAGTTATAATAGCATCTAACTTAGCAATTAATTCATCTGGTGAGTTAGCGTGTTGTGGTGCATCTTGTGGTTCTTCAGCTACTACTTCTTCGCCTGGCTCTAATGTTTCTGTTCCACGTTCTGCAACTCTAGTATGTATACGTTCTGCGCCTTGCTCAAAACGATCTTGTACTCTACCTGCAATACGATCAGCTGTATCTGCTTTTAGTTGTGCACCTTCTTCTTCAATTGCCGCTGCGCGTTTTTCGCCACGTTTTGGAATTGCTGCAATACCTGCTGCAAGCTTAGTAAGTCTATCATCTTCTGTGCTAGTTTCTACTTCATCTTCAAAGTTAAGTTCGCCGAACTCATCATCGCTTGCAAATTCTGATTCACCTTCTGGGGAAAAGCCTAATGCGTCTGATGCTGAGTTATTTTCGTAACCATCATCACTATCAACGTCAATCATTCTGTCGCCGACTTCTTGTGCGTCAAGTGCATCTTCATCGTCTTCAACTGCTTCTAGCTCTGGCTCTGGGCCTGGTACTATTGCAACTGGACCTGATTCTTCTGGTGGAGCATCCATCATGTTCATCATATCGCCCATAGGCATTGCTACAGGTTCGGCTGTTGGTTCAACTTCTGCTTCGCCGTTGTCAATTTCAGCTGCGTCCATTGGTACTGCATATTCGCCTGTGTTAAGACCTGCGTTTTGCATCATAGCTGCTAATGTATCACTAGCTTCTTGGCCAACTGCTGTTACTGTAGTTGTGTCGTTGTTTGGTTCATCTACGTTAGATGTTTGTGTAACTGTAATTTCTTCTGCAAGTAACTTATTAAAGTTCATATCGTATTCCTCGTATATACTAGAGTTAGTAACATCAGCACTTGCTATATCGCTCATGTGTACACTAATTTCTTTACCGTCTGCGTTGCGCACTACTGTTCCAAAGCTTCCGCTTTTTGCGCGTGAAACAAAAATGCCTGTTCTATCGCCTGTGTATTCTTCGTGTGACGGACCAAATAAATTTGCCTTAAGTACCACTGGTGTGCCACGCTGCAATGATGATCTATGATCTACGTTGTTATCATCGTAAGTACTCCATTCAATACCTTCGTCTGCGTCTGGTGTGCCATTGGCATTGTAGTCATCGTAATCACCAAAGCCTTCGTTAAACTGTTCGTTTCCACTTTCGGCATTTGCAATCATTTGTTTCACGTTCTTAATTCGTTGTGTTAGTCTATCGTCGGACACATTTTCTGCTGCTTTAGCTTCTAAGTCTTTCAACGTTGATTGCAACTCTGCTTTAGTGTAGCCTTCTGTAACTTCTTCTTTGTCTTCTTCTTTGTCTTCTTCTTTGCCTTTATTATATGCACTATCTGGATCTTCATGTGCTTGGTCAAATGCGTAATCGCCGTCGTCGTCTTTACGTGCTTCATTGATCTTACCGTTGTCGCAGTTATCGCAAGTGTCGCCATCGTCTGTAGTACCTGTACCTTTACAAGTTCTGCAGTATTCTTTGAAGTCGGCTTTCTCTTCACTTTCAGTAGTAAAGCCGTTCTCGTCATCGTCGCCACCCATCATTGCTGACGCTGTTTCTGCATCGTCGTACTCAGTGGTGTCGCCGTCTGTTGTAACTTTTATTTTATTACCCATTGTTTGTACTTTAGTATTGCTTTCTTGCATTCCGCCTAATTGATAAAACGCTGATGTTAAATCATTGTACTCTGCATCCATGTCGCCCTCGCCACCGTCTTGATCTGCGTAGCCTGACAGTAATTCCATTGCTGCATTTTCCATGTCGCCATTTTGATAGAATGCGTATGCTTGATCTAAGTTTTCGCTATAGTCGCCGTATATGCCTCCCATTGCTTTCATACTTAATTCGTCATCGTCTAAAATTCTTGCAACAATATCTTCAAAACGGATTCTAGTCTTATCTTCGTTAATAATAGGCTCTGCTTCTAATGTGTCAAACGTTTCTAATAGTCTGTATACTTCTAAATCGCTCATTGTAGTATGTCCTTAATTGATAGACGTTTGACTTTTGTCATTGGGCTGTCTTTGCCTTCTTTCTCGTCTGTTGTGTATTTTGCTGGAGCAGTTTTTTCGCCTGCAATTTCGAAGTCTGTTTCTGCTTCACTTGCAAATTCTCTAGCTGCTGTTTCGTAGCTATCTGCATAAGCGTCTTTAGCTTCAGTTTGTTCTGTTGTATTTGCTGGATATTCCGGAGTCTCTAAACGTACCACGTCATCTTCAACTGCTTGCACTTCTGCTTCTGCGTTCATGCTATCATTGAATGACTTATCAACTACAACAATAGTATTAAGGTCTAGTCCAAGCTGTCTAGCTTGTTCTCTAACTTGCTCTGTTGATGCTGGGTAGTTCATTGTAATATCAAAAATGTTTACTTCTTGATTTTCTAATCCTGGAAAGCCTACTGGGTCAGATTGTATAGGAGTTAGTTTAGGCTTAGTGCAATCTGTAATGTCAAACATTCCAAGTGCATCTTTAAATCTATCATAAAAACCTTCTGGCATTTCGCCTGCAATCTTTACTCTGTATTCGTATGTCTTTGCTGATTCTGTTAAATATTCGTTTAAGTGTCTCATATAATTTACTCGTTTTGTATATTTATCCAATTTAATTATTCTGCTTCTTTCTTTGCAGCTTCTGCTTTTGCTTGCTTAAGTATCTCAGCAAGTAATTCGTTTCTGTCAAGTGCTTTACCAGTACCTGTTGTTTCGTCTTCGCCGGCTGGCTTATTCTTAAGTGCATCGGCATCTAACTTAGCTTTCTTAAGCTGCAAGTCAAGCATTTTTAATTTCTTATTTATTTTTGCGTTCTTTGCTGTTATAGCGTGGCCAAGGAACTGACTTGCAGACGAAAGTATATCACTTGCTACTCTTGCTTCGACGTTCATTCCTAAGTCGATTAAATCCTTGTAACTACCTACCGCCATCGCTGCAATTTCGTCCATCTCACTATCCGCTGCTTCTAAGCCTTTAATAGACGGTAGTGCATCATCAATCTTTTCGAGATTGCTAAGTGCTTCTGTTGTTATTATTTCTGCTTGTATTGTTTCAGTTGCTGGAATAGCGTCGACAGTTTCTTCTGTTTCGTCTTGTGGTAGGTTAAATAATTCTTCAAGTTTTTGTGTCATACTCGTATTTATACGTTCATGACTACAGTGTTACTTTCTAAACATGTCTCTTTCAGTTACAATGCGGAACTTAATGCCTTGTTTGCTGCACCACTTCTGTGCCATAGCCCATTTAGCGTGATTGACTGCTACTGTAGCTCGCATGTTAGTGTTTTGCCCTTCTTTAATTATACTCTGATTGTGTGGTTTGATTTCAATAAGCTCAGTAATAACTTTATTATTTTTATCTCTATAACGTATTAAGAAGTCTGGAACGTATGTTGTTTGTTTGCCGGTTATTGGGTTACGATACGGAATACGTATTGATTCACTTGCCCACTCGAGTACATAATCGTTAGTGTCGCAAAATATACAAAAGTGATTTTCCCACGAACTGCGATAGGTTATTTTACCTTTACCTATGTACTTCTCTGGGTTGCGTGGATGATATATCCCTTGTGAAAATTTGTTACTGCCTTTGAATCCAGCCATAATTAACTCAGTACGTTTCTTCCTGCGTAGTAGTTAGGTTTAATTATATTTTTAACTCCTAACAGTACTGCGGGTGAGCTTATGCTGTTTAAGTAATAAGACATAGACTCGTTTAACGTCATTTCGTCTTGTCCTTTAAGCGGCTCAAGTAATTCAAGAACGTTTGTTTGTGTGCGTGTTGCTACTTCGTACAATGAATCTGCAAAGTTTCCTGCTGCATCTGGGTCTTTCATTATCTTAACAAAGAAGCTTAATACATAATCGTACTCGTTGCCAGCTAGGTCGTTACGTATTACCGTGTCTGGCGCTAGTGCTGTATTAATAGTGTCAGTCGTTGTAATGTTGTTAAGTGTATCACTCATTTGTCTTTTTCTATTATGTTGTCTGTTGCTGGAGTATTAGCTGTATTGTTGCTACTAGCTGAATCCATTAAAAACTTATTAGCACCTTTAGCTGAGGTTGTTAATATCGTTGTTGCTTGTTGCGTTGCATCTGCTGTCACTTCACTGCTTAACATACCAGCTAAATCTTTACCATCGAATGTCCCTTGTACTGCTCTAGCAGTTCGCAATGCACCTATTAGATTGCGGCTTGACAAATCTTCAAAAAATGAACCACCTGCATCAAGTAGTCCGCCTTCTCCTAGTACTGTAGGATTTGCTGCACCAAATGGTCCTGGCTCTGTATCGTATCGTGCTTCTGTTGCAAACCCACGTACATTCGAATCTCCTGCTTGCCCTACTTTACCGCTGCCGTACTTCACTGCTTCGTACTGTATAGTAACATCGTGTTGCATTACGCCATCACCTGCACTGTAATCGTACTGGTCGTGTTTCCATGCACTAATAACAGGATTAACTAATGTATAAGATCTGTACTGTCCTCTTGACATTCCGTAAATTGTTATATCTTTAAAGAATGCTGGCTTAGTGTCGCCACCGTTGGGATTAGTAATAGTCTTACCCCAACCCGCTGACTGTTGCACCCTGTTACCATCGTAAATATCTCTATCGTGGTAATTAGCTTTACCTTTTGCAGGATCGCCCGGGATACCGCTTTCATATTGATAAGCTGCATCGTTGAAATGATAGGTGTAGTACTTGTGCCACAACTGCCTAATTATATCACTAGCATCATCGTGTAATACAACTTGTACTGGTTCGTACTTAATTCTATTATGCACTAAACGTTTTCTATTGTACTGTATGTACTCTTCAGTGTCTAATGTAAATGATGGAAGTTGAACAGTTTTAACTAGAGCACCAATAAGACCATTGTCATTACCGGTTATGCTAGTCATCATACTTTCATCTGTTAAGTTGAAGTACACATGGAATAAAAACTTTTGATTCGGAGCTAATGCCATCCCATTTGGGCGCATTAGCTTCGACGCATGAGAATAATCTTTAAGATTGCCCTCTGAGGCTGGGTGCCCTACTACTTGAGATAGGACACTATTAAATAGATCGTCGCCGAAAGCCATTATGCTATTTCCCTCATTTTACAATTATCAAAATGATATCGTTTCATGTTTCCTGCTCCGCCAACTTTATCACAATGTGGACAAGTTGCTTTCTTTTTCGGAACACCCTTTAATGCTTTACTAACAGATTCGCCGATTTGTTTCTTAACTGTAATCGAATGCGTTTTTTTATACATTGCATTACCGGATCCGGTCTTTAACTTACTTAATATTTTTCTAACTTCAGGGCGTTTCGCTGGATTATCATTACCTGTGCATTTACCTTTACGGTTGGCTGACATTAACTGTAACGACTCATAAGTATGATTTTTATCGTACATTCCATTATCTTTTCCGTTGCAAACAGGGCCTGCATCGCCACCTGGCGTCATATTATATCCATGCTTTGTGCGGTAAGTATCGAGCGTTTTAATAAAGTACGGTTCCATAATATTTAATGCAAAGTCTCTATCGTTACTTTTATATAACGATTCAATTACGAAATTATCTTTTCCGTATTTGTTTATTGCATTGTGAAACTTATAATTTGTATTTAATTTTGCTTCGCTTAAGTGACCGATAAAACGTGTATGTGGAGTACTGTTCGTGAATCCCACATACACATTTCCGTTTACTTTATTAGTAACTTTATAGATAGTATATAACATCTATATTAGCCTGTTACTGAAGTCCCCAACGTGCGGCCCACATCCGTTCCAATACCTGAACCGCCTGGTGTTTGTACTGCATTGTCAAACTTTAAAGTTAATTCAAGTTCAACTGGATCAGACGAACCGTAATCTAAACTTCCGTAATTTACTGCTTGTAAGTAACAACCGTACATTTCCCAAGTTTCAAGAACTGATGCTTCGTGTGCGCCGTTACCACCGTCTAGCATTTCTAAACGTGTAGTAAATTTATAATCGATACCTGATGCAGCTGAAGCTTGCTCCATGAAATCGAATTGCTTTTGCATTTGCTCACCAATTAACTTAGTAACTGCACCCGACGCATCGTCACGTAATGTACATGTGATGTCAGCCCAACTAGGCTTACCGGCTAATTTAACTTTAGAGTTATAAACGTCAATTACTACTTCATCAAAAGTAGGGTTCGGACGTCCAAAAGATTTTACTTGTTTTGTTAACTCTGTGCGTGGAGTTGATACACCAAGGTTTTCAAAAATAACGCGGAAGCGATATTGAAGTTTTGGCATTAACAAGCCTTGGCTTGTTGCACTCTGATCACTCGCTAAAGGAGTGGTCATTTTTGTTAATGATGAACTAGACATTTATTTGTCTCCTGTTATATATTACTCTTATTTATCCTTTTTTTAAGATCGGAAAATTAGTCAAAAAAAAGCACTCCGAAGAGTGCTTTAATTATAATGCTAAGTGTTTAGCTTCCGCTAATTTCGCCCGTATTCTTCACCCTAACCGGGATATATATAAATTCGGCGCTTTTAACCGGCTCAATAGCTACATCTACATAAAGTTCATTACGATCAATACGTGTTGGTGTGTTGTTACTCTTATCACACACTACAACATAATCGTATAATGCACGTTTAGAAACTAAATCGTTCATCATACGTTCTACTTGACCTTTGATTTCATCACGTGTGATTTTATCATTTGGTTCATGAACAAACAAACGACCAATTTGATCTAATAGTATACGTATATGCGATACTAAACGTGATACGTTAGTACGATCAAGTGCTGTACCTGGCTTAGTTGTTTTGTTACCATCATTGATAAAACCTGCACCTGGAACAAATGTAATTGGATTAACACTGTTTGAGTACAATACATCACGTATGCCTTGGCGTGTTGACATCTGCACAAATTCACCTGTAACAGAATCAATGTAACCGATACCGTCTACGTTATCAATAACACCACGTCTAACACCTGCTGGCGCTAACCATGGGTATGATTGCTCATCGCTGTGTATAATAGTACGTAACATCATGTGACTTGGCGGAACAACAATAGCTGTACCTGTTAAGTCTGTAGTCCGTCCACTTGGGTAATAAGTACTTAAGTACTCATCGTTACTAACTAAACCATTACCAGCTGCTAAGCCTGTACCATTATCGTTAGTAGCCCACTCAGTGATGTCGCCACCTGTGTTAGCTAAACGCATTGGGCTATCGCCAATTACGTGCGCTGTATTTGTACGCTCGTTGTTTAATGCTACCATGTTAGGAATAAGTTCTGGATAACCTGGTGCTGCCATTATAGTGAATAAACGTTGTTCTTCACGTATATCTGGATTAGTGTCAATCGCTGATTTCATTGCTTTTACAACCATTGCTCTTTGTGCATGTCTACCGAAGTTTGCTGAACCATCTCCACGTAGGCCTGATACACTTACCCAAGCATTAGTTTCATCTGGAAGAACTGCTGTACCAAAGTCATCTGCGTTGAAATAGTTCTGTCTAAATTCTTTAACGTTGTAACCACTTCTGCGTGTGTTCCAAAGTAACATACCATCTGGGTAAAGATCTGCATTTGGTGCATCAACATCTAAGTAATCACTACCTAGTAAGTCTTCTATTAGCGGCATATCACCAGTAACTGGATCTGTAATGCCGTCTACTGCCCAACGTGCATCTGCAAATAAAACACCATCTGTCGTTGTTTGATCAGCGTTATCAAGTGTAACCCACTTGCCGCCGACTTCTGCATCTTCCCATCTGCGTAGGATTGGATACTCTTCTAAGTTGCTAGTATCAACCCATAAGTCACCGTATACAAGTGGTGAAGTGTCTGACTGTGTATCTGGAGCGATTGGACTAACCTGCGGTCCACTTGGATCAGTGTTAGTTAAATCAAGACCGCGGATATCGTTAGTTACATTTTTGTAACCTTTCCATGCGCCGCCATCATGTATCATGATATCAATTTCATTAATCTCTGGGTAGTACCATTTAGTTCCACTAATTGGATCTTGTCCTGGTTCTACTATGCTTGCTGTATAAGCTAACACGTTCCAGTTACTTAACACAAGTTGTCCTGCGTTGTTAGTACGAACACTTTCTAATGCGTCACTAATGCCTGTAGCAGAAATTGCTCCGCCTGCTGTATCTTCAAGTACAATAACGCCACCGCCTGTGTGTGTAATTTTAACACGGCCGTTAGCTGTTACTTCACCTGTTACATTCGGGATGCCTGCCGCAGCTAAGTCACTGACAAAGTCTGTTGCTGCTATTCCTGACATTGTAATAGTTACCGGCGCCGTTAATGCTGTGCTATTTGTCTCGCTTACTTCAATTGTAAACTCATGACCAACAACAAATAATGGGTTAACCGTTGGGCCTGTAATTGCTGTTGCTCCAAATGCACGTTCAAATATTTTAATTGTACCTGTATCATTTTCAAGTACATCATACTGTGCATAAGTGTCGCCTACCGGAATTGACTTTCCGCCTGTTGCTGGATCTAAAGTCTTATTAGCTGTTTGATCATTTGCAAATACTGGAACTGGTTGTACATCAAATGTATCTGTAGTTGCGTTATACTTCTTAATAACAAGGTCGACCCCGTTATTAACTGATGTAGTCTTAACCCAAATAGATCCACTAGGGCGAGGAGAGACATCTGTTTCTCTCCAACGTGGAATTTGCACATGACTTGCATGTTCTACAATCGGTGCATTATATGTTCCTGCTGTAATACCTAAGTCGCCAAGTAAGTCACCTGTTGTGCCGTTAGCTAATTCAATTGTAACGTCAACTGAACTATCTTCAAAGCCTGTACCAGATTCAACATAAAATTCAATTCTATTGTTAACCTTTGCGGCCGTAACACCAAGTATGCCTGCGCCATTTATTGCTGTTACTAACGTATCAATTGTTGTGCCTGTGTTTGCTACTGTTGCTGTACCGTTAATAAGAATATCGTCATTTGCTGTTAATGTTGGGTCAGCTGCATCGCCTACTACTGTTGCTAAACTTGCTTTCCAATCATCTGAACCAATTAATGTCCATTCGTTGTTTGAATTTTTGTAATACGATGGGTTGTTTGCGTTTGTAGCTACAATCGCGTACTGGCCGATATTACCAATACTTGCTAACGGGACGCCGCCTGGTGAATCTAAATCATCGTCGTCTGTGATAGCAATAGGCGTTATATAATCGAATGAATTTTTAGCTGAGTTCCAAGCAAATAAGCCCGAAGTTGATTCAGATAAGTCTAACCAAGCTGCGCCGTTATTAGGACGTCCTGTTGGGCGTGATAAAGATGCACTTAACTCTGCCATGTCAATGTCTACACGCTGTATATAAGCTCTGTTACTAACGCCAAGTACACTGTATGCTGCCATTAAGCCGTATTCGTTTAATTCGTAACCGTGGATTGCGTTACCGTTGTTAGTTTTGTAAAAAGTTGGATTACCGAACGTGTTAACTAATTCACGTTGACTTGTAACCAAATACACGTCATTTGCATTTGATTGTAATGTACCTGGGGCTACACTTGTACCGGCTGCATCTAGTTTGTTAGCTGCTGTTGCCATTAAAATGTAAGGTACTGTGTTTGTTGCGCCTGCTGTATATTGACTCTCATCAATAATCGTTACATCAACGCCTGCTGAAACTAGTGCCATTTTAAAATTCTCCTGTAAAATAAATTTATTTTCTGTTAACTCTATTTATTTGAAACGGTGAAATAATGGTGGCTACGCTGCCCTTTTAAAGGTTCGCTTATTAAGGCTAAATAAATGTATGAATAGACCTATTTGTACAGTGTGTCACAAGAAACCTGCTGCGGTTAATTACAAGCGCGGGGATAAAACGTACTACAGAAAGAAGTGCGATAGCTGTATTCGTGAGAGAAGAAACATAAAGCCGCCGAAGCCACGGTGGGCAGAAGCTGGCTATAAAAAGAAATTACAGTGTGATAAGTGCGGGTTTAAGGCTAGGTGGTTAAATCAAATAGTTGTTTACTACATTGACGGCAATATGAACAATGCTAAACAGAACAACTTAAGATCTGTATGCTTAAATTGTACCGTAGTAATCGAAAAGCAGGATATGCCTTGGGCTAAAGATATTAGCCCAGACTTTTAATTTCGTTTTCTAGATTTGAATGTAGTGATACCAAGCTGTCTAAATGCTTGTTGTAGTAAATCAATTTGATTGCAGCAATCCATTAAAGCGTTGTGGTTGTTACCTAGCTTAGGAAGGTCTGGACAAATCTTGTACACTGTTCTTGCATCATGTAACTGCCAGTACTTCCACGGCACATTAACGCCGTATGCAAGCATAGCGTTTTCAAGTATAACAAAATCAAATGTAATACCGTTAGCCCATAAGTCGCCATGTTTCCATGCTATCTTAGCTAACTGTTCAAGTGCATCCTTGATAGCAATACGTCCTTCAACACCAAATGCTTCTTCTTGTGCTTCTTCGCTTTGCTTACCCCACCATTCAACAGTGTCGTCGTTCACATCACGCCCGTCTTGTGATTCAAGTGTAATCTTTTCGTAAAATGTTACGTCAGTGTATTTTTGACTGAATGGATCGAAGCCTTGTGCTCCGATTGTAAGTATTGTTGAGTTTGGTGATACCGCAAGTGTTTCGATATCGATCATAAGTGATGACATATTCTATTCCTTTGTTGCTGTTATTATAGCAGGATATAAGAATATGTCAATAAGGAATTTAGCCAATTACCCAACTAAGTGGATCAGAACCATCAACGTAGTTACGCAAGTCTTCAAGTAAGCTTGTCATCAATTCTTGTGCTTCACTTTTCATTGCTGCACCGTTCAAGCTTGTTCCGCCGCCTGGGCCTGCAATAGACTGGAACTTATCACGTGCTTCACCTTCCATGTACTTACATGTTGCATAAGTGTAATCTTTAATCCACTGTGATATTTGATGTTCGGTTAAAAGTTGTATTTCTGGTTTTGAATTGTAAGTCCACAATAAAATAGTTTCACCGGAACTTGTGATGTCTCGTATTAAGTGTAATCGTTTTGTGCTTGGGTTAAATGTAAAGTTCATAAAGCCACCAAACATTCTTGCTGCAAGCTCTAACTTCTGTGTGTACATTTCCCACGTTGCTAAACCACCGCTACCGCCTAAGTTCAGTACATAAGTATTAATTACTGCTGAACTAAACGGATCAAATGCACTGTCACCACCAACACTACCAAACGTCTTACGAAATACTTGACGTACTTCTGTTACTTCTTGCGGAAGTATGTATTCGTTTTGGTCGTCTTTTAATTCAATCCATACGTAACTTTCTTCAACTGAGTTTTGTGCTCGTTGTCTGTACATGCCTATTGCTCGCTTGTACGCTGTTTCGTAGTGAATAGGATCTAAACTTAAATCCACCATACCACTACCCATCATTGCTGATGCGTAATCGAATATTTCTTGTTTCAGTTCTTTTAAAGTAGCCATAAATGTATTTATGACTTAAGTGTGCTTCTATTAGGCTTCCTCGACGGTTGCGTTCAATGGGAACCCTGCTGCTGTAGCTGCAATATGTGTTTCACTTGCTTTTGTTTCAGCAATCTCAAACGGGAAGGTGCCTGCTAGTCCACGTCCTTTGTGATGCACGTCAAGCGTCACTTCTTCAGCTCGTTCTACACTTTGCCCGTATTGCTCAGTTAATGTTATCATAACAAATTCAAATGTTGTTTTATTATCATCCATTATATACACGTTAAACAAGCTTGGCTCTTTAACTTTAGGGTTAACTTGGATTTTAGGGCGTGTTATTGTTTCAGTTGTCATGCTTATTCCTTATTGTGTCTTAGGTGGTTGTGGTTTACGTGATGGTGTAGGTTGCGACTTTGGGCTATATCCGCCTGGTTGGCCTATTTTGCGGGAGAATGGATTGCCTGTTCCTGTGCCCACAACACCTGCTGATTTATGCACTGCTGGTTTAAACTGGTCGTCCTCCTCGTACTTTACTTTCATTGGATTTTTAATTGTCATCCATAAAAATTCTTTATCAAACTTTACTTTGTTGTTTGAATACATAATTACTACCACGACTGCTAATACCGCTGCTATAATAGCAAAAGTTATATGCTCGTCCTTCAATGACATTGCGACCATTTGAGCTGCGAAATGAAATGTCCAGCCCATCCAAAATGCAAATGCAAACCTCCAGCCTGGGGTTGGTTTAAAATCTTTAAACTTCTTAAACTTCTTCTTTAAATTGAACATACTCAAATCCTAACCTCTTTTTAAATAGTTCTTCTTCAGACGTAACATTCTCGTCCATTAATTGCTTACATCGGCTCGGCATACCCACTGATCCTACAATAGCCATACAGCTCCAACACCTGTAACTGTATCCGCTATCTTCATCGAAGTGTGTTTCACCACCACAAGGTATTGAAATTGATTCTGGGACTTTTGTTCCGTCAAATGCTGTTGGCATGTTATGCCTCCTTAAGTATGTTCCAAACTTTGCCGCTTTTGTTAAGCACTGCTTCAGCAATCCACTCTTCAACTTGTTCATCACTTAACGGATCAAGTGCTGCAACTCTCATTCTGCCTTCTTCAACAGTATCAAATTCAAGCGTAGTCCACTTGCCTTTGTAAAACAAGTTAATACCATCGTAGTCAATAAGCTGCAATCGTCTCATTCGACGTGTTCTCTTATTGACAATTCATTTTGAATTGTTACGCGGCATGCTGTCCAACTATCAGCTTTTGCTTTGTCCTCAGGGCTAGGATGTTCGCTATAATAGCTGATAAACGGGTTACGGCCATTGCGATAATGCTTTTTATAGTACGCAAGCAAACGTGGAGTTGGTAGTTTTAATATTTCTTTAAGATTCATCGCCTAATTCGATGCTACCATCGCCCTTCATCTTAATTTCGATATTGACACGTTCGCTGTCGTCGGGTTCCAACCCCATGCCATTGAGCATTGCTGTCATTTTAACAAGGACGTTAACTGTTTCCATATCCTCAGGTGTTAGTAAGCTTTCGCCGCACTTAGGACAAGGCTTGTTTAAGTACGATTCGTAATCTTCAAGCTTTGCGTCAAAGTCTTCGTAGTCACACGCTTCGTTGTCACACTTCAGTCCCGAGACTAATAAATCTGCTATATTTTCAGTTGTCATAAGTTTCCGCCTATTGTGATACTGTACGCTTTAAGATATGTAAAGCCCCAGGTAAACAAATACATTTTAGCTTTATCAGCATCATTTGTATCTGCAAAGATTTCGTTTGCTTCTTTAACAAGTGCTGACACTTGTTCGTTAGTTGCGCCTTGTGGAGCTAACATTGTTAACTCTACGTAAGGAGCGTCATCGCCGTACTTCTCGATATGTACTATCATTTGCTTAGCCATTAAATTTTCCTTGTTATTTTTAAATAAATCCAACAAACAAAAATTATCGGGTACGTCACTACCTTTTGCATGAATATTGAAAAATGAAATTTTAGTTTAAAAAACATTAGTATCTCATTGTTCCGTCTGCGCGAATGTAAGCTGTTTCGAGCTTACGTTTAATGTTTACAGAATCGCTGCTACCGTGTCCGTCAAATTCCCAACCTGCCCAAATATATGATTCTAAGGATCTTGCCTGCTCAGGAAATTTATTGCGTACCGCTTCAAGTAATGCTTCTTCTTTTGCTGCTTTCATTATAATTCTGCCTGTCCGTCTTTTGCCCGAACCTTAATATTCCAAGTCTTTGTAATGCCGTTAAATACCGCGTCGTTGTTACAATAAACGTCAAATCGCAATGTGCCCATTGTAATACTGCGTAGGCCGGCATTGTTCTTGCACAATTTTTCAGCTTGAACCATATGCTCAGGACCGACAGTATTCGAACAACCTGCTGTGAATAAAACTAATAGCAATAAGTACTTTTTCATTTTAATACACCTTTAAAATAATAACATCTTCTGAGAATCGACCACTGAACTTAGTGCCCACGGACTTAATACTATCAAACACCTTGCGGCTGCTTGGTTTACTCGCAGCAAGCATTTCTTTAAGTTGGTCTTTTGGTTTACGCAATGTTTTCTGCACAGACTTAGTAGCATCAAACCCAACAATAGTGTTGTTCTTAACTACTAACTCATTCCCAGCGTGTTCATCAGCAACGAAGTACATCAACTTACGTTTCTTTGTATTGTAAATGTACAGTTCTTTTGAACTAACAATTTTAGTTGCTGCTACGCTTTTTATTTTAAGTTCTTTGAACTCTTTCATGTACTTCAACTTGTGTACAAGCTCAAGTGGTGTCTTAACCTTACGTGCTCGTACCTTCTTTGTTGACTTTTTGTACGCGATGTAACTATTCAAATCACTAATAACCAAGTCACAGAACTTAACTAAATTCTTTAGCTGGATTTTAGTAAACTGACTGTAGCCTTCTGCTAACTCTTTATCAGTCTGTGCGTCAATGAACTCAGCTTTTGTACGTGCCCAGTGATCAATTTCATTTGGAACGTGCTGGGCCATAATGTTTGCAACTTTTAAAGTAGCAATAGGATTGATTTTGTGTTTTGCTTTTGCACCATCTGCAATAAATGTATCAAGCAAGCCTTCAAGTTCGCCACCTGCTTCTGCTGCTTTCTCGCGCATACGTTCTTGTATGTTGAACTTAACTTTTGCCTTAGAAGCGTCCACAGCGGTTGTGTCTTCAACTGTTTCAATTTTAATTGCTCCGAAGCCTGTGCTTATTGCTTTTGCAATTTTGCTTTTTTCTTCATCTGTTAGTTTAAAGCCCATCATCGACATACGTGCTAACCACGCTATTGCATTTGGTACTGAGTTTACTGGGATTTTCTTAGCAAGCTTCACTTCAGCTTTGTCTGCTTTTAATTCTTGCAAGTACAGTGACAGGAAGGATGCAACATCTTTATAACCGAAGTGAAAGTTATACCAGTTAAACCCAGTTAGCAAATGCGTCAAGCGATTATCTTCTGTAATCTCCACATCTGCCCAATTCACTTCAGTACCAGTGTACTTTGTGTCCACTGCACTTAATTTTAATGCTTTTGCCATGTTATTCTCCTGTTAATGCTTTTTTAATTTGTGGTGATAATTCTTTCAAGCACCTTAATTTATGAATACGTGCTTCCATTGCGTTGATTTCAACATCAATCCACTCTGGGTTAGCTAACTCTTCAAATGGAATTTTCAAACCACCGTTTTCCATTGTGTGCGTATCACGCATAATATCAAAACCAAACTGTGCTGGAATTAATACACTTGAAGGTGCTTTAATAACAGTATTAAATAATAAGTTAGCTTTACCGTCGTAAATGAATGGACCTTCTAAATGTGTTGTCCACATTGTACAGTAAGTATCACCTTTCTTCAATTCTGGCATTTTGCTGCTCCAATTACTCTAAGTCCAGTAAGTATAGCAAACGGGCAGATAAAGGTCAACCTTTTATTTTGTTGCGAGGTAGTACAATACGCTGGTTCGCGTAGACTTACAGCACCATATTTTGCTAAGTCACTGTTTTGTATACAGTTTTTATTTTAAGTACCTATATTATGGTTGTTTTTACCCTATATAAATCAATGACTTACAAGTTATACGCACCTTAGTGAATCACTGCGTATAATTACACTTATATATAGTATAGTGGAATAATGGATAAAAAGGTTGACCTTTTGCCCAAAGCATCATATAATGTGTACATAGTAAGAAATTAGGCAAAACGGGAGAATAGCATGTTATATATAGTAGGCGACAATGGTAAGCAAGAAATTAACATTAAACTTAACAATGAGCAGACTATAACTGCTATTAACTGTATGGCGCTAATTGCTAGTGGACACGAAGATGATTTTAAACGTGAGCTTGCTAAACTTCCAGCAGTAGCTAAAAAATGTATTGATGCTATTTGTTGGGAGGCTGAGGAAACTGTTAACACGTTTATTACACTTATTGAAAATGCAGGGCGTTTTGCAATTTGCCACGGTGAATTAGAGTTTGGTGTTAGTATTACTCCAGAAGCGGCAATGACAGCTTGGAAACGCGAAGAATTTTAAAGTAGGAGGCTAGTATGACTACAAGACGTGAAGAATTTTTTACTGAATTGGCAGCTTTGATGGAAAAGCACAAAGTTGAATTGGAAGTGCGTGAAGATTGCAGTAACTACTCTTGCATGGCTGACGGCATTGATTTTGATTTTAATGCTTTGCCTTACGCTGAAGATGAAAGTGTTGATCGTGATGCAGATCGCAACTATTACACTGTTACGTGGGAAGGCAAGTACTTCGACGCTGACATTATGAGAACATTGGCTGTTAAGGGAGATGAAAAATGAGTAAAGAATTTAATATAGCGAACGCTGAGCTTTTAGCACTTGTCACCAAGGATGGTGCAACACAGGACGAAGTGCAAACTAAGTTCGAGCAGTGTAACAAGATGCGAAAGCAATTGGCAGACTACGGTGATAACCGGAAGTACTTGGCTGAGATGGAAACAATGTACATCAGTATACAAGGTGCTATCCGCGAACGGTTTACGGGGTAACTTATGATTTCGCTCAAGAACTTACATAGTGAAGAGGGTGGCAAGTGTTATTACTGCAATTGCCAAACTGTTATTCCTAAGTACAGGGGCAAAGGTGCTAAGAAAACGATCATTAAAGCGCCTAACAATGCATCACGTGAGCATTTAATTCCAAAAGACCACGGTGGGCTCGATACTAGAATTAATATTAAGCTTGCTTGTTCACAATGTAACTCCTTACGCGGCACGATGAATGCAGTTACTTGGAAAATTATAGCAATTAGCCCAAGCGCGAGGCGCGGCTACATTAAAATGAAACAGAATTTAAAGTTCATAAAGAACCGCGAGCACAAAGAAGCTAGTAAGCAAAGACGCGCACTTGAAACAATCGAAAAGACAGCGGGCATAATTGTAAGACATCACAGTTTTGCAATGGTATATTTTAAAGAAGTTTTTGGAGAGCAACGAGTATGAACTTTTTATTAGGACTTTTGTTTAGTGCATCATCCATGCTATTCTGGGGCGGTGCTTACACACTATTCGCAATAAATTACGTTTATAGAAAGTACAAGTGGGTTGTACTTATTGTAGTATTGGCATTTGTCGCAGGAATTTATGTATGAATTTCAATGATAAAATATACGATTTATTGTCTGATAAAGATGCTACTTTTATTAAACTAAAGTATCCCGACAGAAAAACAATGTTTAAAGCGTTCTTGGACTACTTTAATGTTACTCAAGAACAGATACACGATATTTTAGGTGATGGAAGAATAGAACCAATGTTCGTAGAATTTTGCAAGGATGCGATGTCAGAAAAGAAATTGAAGCATAGCATCACTGCAAAGGCTGTACGCGAATTGCGTGAAGCTAAAGGTATTAGTATGCACGAAGCTAAGATGATTTTAGTACGTGAGAATTTGTCGCTTGAAGTCTGTGCTGCTGAAACCGTTGAAGATTTAAAATCTGTACTGCTTGCAATACTTGAGGACAATGTGTTATGAACTTAAGTGAATTCTTAACTTACTGTACGCTTAAGGGTCTTGTCAATTACAAGATTAAAATTGATTCTAAACTTACAGCGTACGATGTTGAAGCTGATGCACATTACAAGATTCAAATAGCCAATGACGATTATAAGCTTGATATGATATATGCCGTAGTTGGTGAGAGTGCTGTAATTGTTAAGTTTGATTTAGGTAGACATTTTCCAATGGGGCATGAAGTATTATATCAACCTGGGGTAGCTGATATGGTGGAGTGTTTTTGCAAATGAAAACGTTATTTTACATTCCAACAATGTTACTTAACACACTGCAATCATTGTTACCGCGTTCGCTGTTTATACGCTCTTACAGCCCGTCTAACAGCACATTACGTGAAGTGGAGCACAATGTACGCAATGTAGAACGCTTGCTTGCTTACAAAGCTAAGAAGGTGCTAGGGCTATGAGACTTTTACATAATACTGCCACTGTAGAAAGATTAGGATGGCATGCAGTTAAGCGTGGCCATTATGGGAAAGATACTGCAAAGGATGTTAAGGCGTTTTTAGATACACATCCGTCTTCAAGCGGATACAACAACAAACAAGGTTGCAGCATTTGGTACTTCGAAGACGAGCAAGACGCTGTAATATTTAAGTTGAGGTTTGGATAAGATTATGAGAACTTCACTGCGCGAACAAGTAGCAATAAAAGAAGCCTGGGCTAAAGTTACCATAAACCGTGGATGGGACTTTGTTGATACTACGCTTCCGTGGTGTATAGCACACAACTCAGCTGGAGCATTTTGTTCTGTAGGCTTTGGCAAATTATGGTACTTTGAAAACGATGAAGATGCTACACTTTTTAAATTAAAATTTGGATAAGATTATGAACTTTGGACAATTATTAACATGGTGTGAATTGAAAGGTGATGTTAAATTTCATTATTCATTCATGGATAATTTCCAGAGAAAATCAATGCTTTATTACTTTCACGCTAAACTTGATTCAACAGAACTATCTGTTAATTACCGCAAATACAAGAACCGATTTGTAATTGTATCAGCCGGGGTCAGAGTGAACTCGAAATTAAGCAACTATTATACTTTTAGAGAATTAATGGCTGCACTTACTATCAACCTATAGGATATTAAAATGAACTTTGCACAATTAGTTACATTTTGGAAGATGAAGGATATGGTAAAGAGCGATGCTTGTCTTTATGAAAAGCCTATTTACGACAGTGACAAGTTCCATGCTATTATGCTGATGGATGTGCGAGACGCACATAACCACGTTGCTAAAATTCTATACAAGTACAATAACGGCAAGCTTGCACTTATCAACGCTGACATAATGTTCAAGGGGTGGGGCGGGGAAGATGATCGAATTTGGATTAAGAACGCTAAACTTTATCAATTAGCGGAGTACGTAAAGTAATGCATAATAAAAACTTCTTGTCTAAGGTAATACTAATGGCTACGCTCAAGGGCGATGTTATATGCCATAATGAATTTAAAAAATCTGCGGCTGACGAATCAACAGGTAGTAGATTTTCCTTTCAGTTTAACTACAGCGGTGATTTGTTTACTATTCAGTACTGGAAAGATGGTGATGAGTTAACGTTCATCACCGGTTCGCACCATGAGCGTGACCCTAAATTAGGCACATTAATTTCAGCATTAACACCAAATAAGTTATCCAGGCTACTTTCATTATGAACTTAGGTGAATTTATAACTTATTGCACTCTTAAGGACATTATTGTATTGCATGAGAAGCTTGATCCTGTGTGGCCTAAGGATCCTGGAGATATGCACAAACTTATAATTGAGGTCAAAGATTATATCGCTACTATCACGTACAGAAAATACCGCAGTGAGTATGATATTGTGTACACTGAATTGAAAATAGTAACAGTACTTGATGACTTGCTCTGTAAGAATGCTAATTACAGTGATATCTTAGAAGCGTTCGCCTAACATTTCATACAGTATATTTCTGCATAAATACATGAACAGGAATATACTATGCCACGACTTAGTCTATACAGACCAGACAAAACAGCCGATTACAAGTTCTTAGATGGAATCATCAGAGAGCAATATACTGTTGGCGGGTTAGACATACACGTTCACAAGTACTTAGGCGTTAAAGAAACTGCCGGGACGGAAGATGCTACTCAACCTACATACAACGAAACTAATCCACTGTTTATAGAAGATTTGCTATTGCTTGAAAATAGAAATCGCGAGTACGAAGACGATGTGTACACGCTGCGTGGCGTTTATAGCACACAGGATATTGATTTTGACCTGAGCCAATTTGGTTTATTCATGCAAAATGATACACTGTTTATAACATTCCATTACAATGATATGATCGACCACATCGGCCGTAAGTTAATGAACGGTGACGTACTAGAGTTTCCAAATTTAAGAGACTTTCACCCGCTAGATGATAGTATTCCAGTAGCACTACCTAAATTTTATGTAATAAACGATGCTAACTTTGCAAGTGAAGGTTTTTCACAGACATGGTTACCACATTTATGGCGCATTAAAGCTGTACCACTAGTAGGTTCGCAAGAATACAGCGATATACTTGATAAGTACGCTGATTCAAAAGGCGGGATAGATGGCGACGACGGTGATGGCAATGGTAGCGATACACTTGCTGATTACATGTGTCAGCACAATACAAATATAGCAATTAACGATGCTGTTTTAACACAAGCTGAAGTGGAGGTTCCACTAAGTGGCTACGATGTAAGCAAGTTTTATGTGGTAGGGTACGATGAAAATGGCGAACCAGTTAAAGAAGTAGGTATAACTGCCGACAACACTCTAGTAACTGCTGACTTAGATATTATAACAGTAGACAAGACTGCAATATCTCCTGAGAGTCAGGATCCAAGACTTGGATATTTAATAGGTGACGGACTGCCGCCAAATGGATGGCCAGTTACTCCGGGCGTTTCGTTCCCGTTTGATCCCGCAGAAGGAGATTATAGCCTAAGGTTAGATTACATGCCAAATAGATTATTTAGATACAATGGACAAGTTTGGGTTAAGGTAGAAGATAGTGTCAGAACTGATCTTTACTTAGATGGCGATACACAACGTAGTGGTTTCGTTAATAACACAGACACTGTGTCAACAACCGACCAAGGTGACGTACCAAGTAGACAATCACTTAGTGATTTGTTAAAACCCAAATCAGACAATTAATTTTTTACCCAATACATAGCCTTCGGGCTGTGTACCCGGCTTAACACGAATTGCTGTCTTTCCATTATTATACCACTTTTTACCGAGGGCCGACGCAGACATTTTTGCTTTAGTTGAGTCTGACGTTTTGTGTCCCAGTTTTGCTTTGGATATTTTTCTTCCTGTCTCCGCAGATACCTTTTTTCCAACGAACATACCCGTTAATGACTTTGACATTTTCTGTCTTGTTTCGTCTGTGACAGGCTTCATTATTTGTTTAGCCCTGGCATCTCTAATTTTTTGTTTTGTTTTCTCGCTATGTTTCTTACCGTACATTGAACTGTTATTGCCCGTCCTACGTTTAGCTGCTTCTGATAATTTATCTTTATGCTCTGCTGTCATTGGGTTTTTGAGTTTGTATTTCCGACCCGAGTTATCGAATCCAGTGGATGTCTGTTTTACAACATTGTAAAACTTCACACTGTGACTAACGTCATATCTATCGTGTAGTAAAATTTCATGTGCTACTGCTTCTTTTCGATTCTTAAACGTTGATAAAATACGTTTTTGAAAATGACAAATACCTGTACTATTAATAGCTTCGGATAATGTAGCACATGATCCCCAATATTTAATATCATCATCTGCTGGACCGTTGCATGACCTGACGCCAATGTATACCTGCTTAGTTAATTTATTTCGAATAATATATGTATAATGTGTCTGCATAAATAGTATTTATGTTAAATTCAATATTTTTATTAAAACCAAAGAGTGATAATTAATGGCTAACCCGAACTTTTTTTACGATGAACAAATAAGACGATTCCTACTGCAATTCGCTAGAATGTTTAGCAACTTTGAAGTAGAATACGGCGTTGACGGCGTAACTAAATTGCCAACGTACATGCGCGTACCAGTACGCTATGGTGATGCAAGTCGTCAGGCACAGACTATTATGCAACAAAATAGTCAGAACAATGTGCCGTGTGCTCCGCAAATGTCTTTTTATATTACAGACTTAAAGTACGATAGAAAGCGCGTACAAGAGCCGCATCATGTTGATAGACGTAACGTCAGACAGCGTGAATGGAACGAAGATTCGCAAACATACGAAGAAACACAAGGCAATGCATTTACTGTAGAACGTCCAATGCCTACACCGTATGAGCTAAGTTTAAATTTAGATATTTGGACTACTAATACAAATATGAAAATGCAATTACTTGAACAGATATTACCATTATTTAATCCATCACTGGAAATACAAAGTACAGATAACTATTTAGACTGGACAAGTTTAAGCGTTGTTGAAATCGACAATGTTAAATGGAGTAGCAGAAGTGTTCCACAAAATGACAATAATATAGACATTGCTACACTATCATTTAAGTTACCTATATGGATTAGTCCGCCTGCAAGGGTTACTAAAGAAGGTGTCATTCATAAAGTTATTGCCAGCGTGTACGACGAGGACGGAATATACGTAGATGCTATCAGCAGTGATGACTTATTACTCGGCACACGAATTAAAATTACACCACATGGTTATCAAATATTATTATTAGGTAACGAGTTACGTATACTACCGGTGACTGAACCACTACAAGACGATGGAGTCACATCTACTGTAATTATTCCAGACAGCGACATTAACTGGCACGGTGTTATCGACGAGTACGGTGTACTAAATGATGGCATTACACAAATTAGATTAGAATCTGAAGAGATGGATGAGGCTGATATCATAGGCACAGTAGCATATCATCCGGCAGACGATAACATATTATTATTTGCTATAGATCCAGACACACTCAACAGTAATACACTACCGCCTATAGACGCTGTAATAGATCCGCTTGCTAGTGGACCAGGAAGTGGGTTGCCTGCTGCGGCCAATGGCCAAAGATATTTACTTACAGAAGATACTAATTTAGGTGACACTGCGGCGTGGAATGGTCCGGGCTCAGAGTTCATAGCATCCAAAAATGATGTAATTGAATTTAACAGTGGTGAGTGGAATGTAGTATTCCACGCTGATTCACATCCTACTAAAGAATACATTACTAATGCTACTACTAACGATCAGTTCAAATGGAAGAAAGAAGATGGTGAGTGGGCGCGTAGTTACGAAGGTATTTACCCTGGAGGCCGTTGGGGACTGGTTTTGTAATTTAATGATAAATAAACTTATGTTTTATCATTATACTTACTTAATTTCAAACTTAACCCCACTTAGTGGGAAGCGATATTATATCGGAGTACACTCTGGAGAAATACAACCAGAGTACGACAACTATTACGGGTCTAGCAGATATCTAAAAGCAGATATAAAAATTCAAGGCCAAGACAACTTTGAAAAAATAATTATTAAATGCTGGGCTACTCGAATACAAGCAAACGATCACGAAATAGAGCTACACGAATCATACAACGTCAAAGCTAATCCATTATTTTACAATCGAGCAAACGCAACATCTTCAGGTTTTACTATTTTTGATAATCCCGAGACCATACTCCGAATTGCTAAAACCAACAAGTTAATATGGGAAAATAAAACACAAGAAGAAAAAGATGCACATTCTTTGCGCACATCAGAACAATGGAAGAATAAATCTCAAGAAGAAAAGATAACAATAGGGCAGAAAATATCAAATACAGGTTTACATAATTGGGAAAGTAAAACACAAGAAGAAAAAGATGCACACGCTAAGAAAAATAAAGATATTTGGGAAAATAAAACACAAGAAGAAAAAGATGCACATTCGTTGCGTTCAAAACTTCAACACTTGAATCGAACTGATCAAGAACAAGAACAAATAAACAAAAAGAATTCAGAATCTGTCAGTCAGCTGAGATGGTTTAATAATAAAAAAGTCAATAAACGATGTGTGCCTGGGTATGAGCCTAAAGACTTTACACAAGGTCGCTTACCTAATAGGAATCGCAATGCAAAATAAGATAGACGCTGTAGGCATTTGGTTCTATAGCGCAGACACAAAAAGACATCTGTACTTAATGCGCGATGATAAAAAGTATCACGGGCATTGGGGCTTACCTGGTGGCAAAGTAGAACAAGGTGAAAGCTTATTAGAAGCACTTGAACGTGAGTGCATTGAAGAAATGAGTTTTATGCCTGAGTACATCAAACTAATTCCAATTGAAAAGTTCACAGCGGATGGTGAACATTTTTGCTATCACACCTTCTATTGTATTGTAGAAAAAGAGTTTACGCCCATTTTAAATCACGAGCACGTAGGATATAGTTGGATTAATTCTAATATAATACCAAGACCACTGCATCCTGGCTTCTGGGCTACACTAAAAATTGATGATGTATTTAAACGTATAGATACGTTAAAAGATCTTTACACTGCTTAAATATCGCAGTAAGAAACAAAATCCCGTTGTGACATAACTTCTAAATTGATATTACAACGCCATTTGTCCGGAGTAGTGCCATCATCGCAAACGTGATAAAAGTTTACATCGTTGTAAGTTTTCATTACTACATTTACCGCTTCTATCACTTTAGTTTTTTCAACGCCATCTGTATACACATCATACCCAAATAAGTAAATATCTTTGTGTCCATCGAAACAAGCAATCCATAATGCAGTTGCAGGTGTTACATAGTTTGTGCCATGCGGCACTAGATAAAACTCGCCTGGGTTATTAATGCACAGACGTGTAGTTGTATAAACAATGTGATCGACTTGATAGTTAGCTTCTTTAATTGCATCTAAATGATCTTGCTCAAGTACTACTAAAAAGTCTGAGTTCATTTGTTCCCAAATTTCTTCACATCCGTACAGTTGCATTTTGTTTTTACTTAACAATCCGCCCCTGTGTTCTTGTAGTCGTACCATTGGAAACTTTTCTATACTTGCGCCTGGCGCTATACAACATGCTCTGTGATTTATACTTTCGTTGGTAATTGGATTATCTATCCATTCGCGTTCTTGTTCTTTTTTGCCACCCTTAAAGATAGTATTTGTAATAACAAACTCACCTGTGTACTCTGTTCTGTATTGTTTAATTGCCATTAACCAATCCACCACAAACCACTTATTGTGCCTGCGGCGTTCGCTGGATCTACTCTCCAGTAATCACCTTGCTTTACATTCATTACTAAACTAGCGTATTGTCCTTCTCTACCATTTACAAGAGTCCGCATTGTTGTTGGTACTGATGCTGCGTCCGTATAACCACGTAATTCGGTACTAGCATTACTACCAGCTTCTTTTCTAAGGCCGTAAACAACCAAGTCGGTTGCTGCTAAGTAATTTGTACTAATTGAATAACTGTTCCAGCCTGAGAACCCTGTGCTACTAGCTGGAGGTGGGTTGCCTGCACTGTAGTAATAACTACCTTCTTGTCCGTCTAATAGATCAGAGTCAAGTCCACTGGTTGTGCCGTCTACTGTTTTAATACTCGTTAATAACTGTGCCGCTGTAACTGCACCAGTATTGCCGCCAACACTTAATACAACATCTGTTGGTGTTAATAGATCGCTCCAATCTGCCATTGTGCCGGCTACGCCGCCATTGTGCGCGTATGTTTTATTTAAGTCGGTACGTATAGCTATATCACCTTCTTGTGCTGTAAGAGCAAGCTGCGCAACTTCACTGACTACTGTAAAGACGTCTGTCAATGCAAGTGCCGGTAATTGCGCCGAAGGTATTTTTAATCCTGCATCTAAAGTTGCTATGCCATTTGCAATACCTTTATCACTTGGAAGTAAATATGATTGTAAATCACTTATTTGCCCTTCTGTAACAGAAATAGTTTCAAATGCTACTACACCGCCACCGTCTGTTGTTAGTACTTGTCCATCTGTACCATCTGCTGCCGGAAATGCAAATGCATCTGTAGCTAAGTTCTTAACTTGCAAATCTGCATACGAGGTAAATGCTAAGTCACCTGACGATTCACTGTCTGCTGTTGTTTGCACAAACGCAAATTGTTGAGCTGACTTATCCCAAAGTATACCTACGTTGTCACCAGTTGATCCTCGGTTAATTATAATACCTAAGTCACTAGTATTTGCACCTGTTAGTGCTGAATTAATCTCAAGAATTGGATCTTCAATTTTAGTAATACTTGTATTTAATTGATTAAAATTTGGTCTCGTAAATGCCATGTCTTATTCCTTTAATTGTTTTATCATTTTTTACTGTAAGTATATTTAGCAAGAAAACAAGTCAAATAAAAAGGTTTGATTATCTACAAGGAATAACAGAATCTTCGCGAGCCATACATCTCATACCTTTAGCTTCTAAATTAGTTTTATTAAAAGTTAAATAATTATTAAGTATTAATTCTGAATTATCTTCTAAAAAATTAGCAATTATATTTCCATCTGGAATTGCACAACAATCAGCAACATTCCCATCAGCAGTAATATACATAAATAGATTTGTCAACTGAGGGCAAGGTACATTTACATCCGCTGTTTGATATGCAGGATCATAAGATAATGTATGAATATAACCTAATTGTTTAGCTTCCTTATCACAGTATTCAAATATCTCTTTAGCTTCTAATCCTTTTCTAAAAGCATTACCCACACCAGTACTTTCCCAAACTCGTATACGGTTAACACCTAAGTCTGCTGCTTGCTGAAATATACTTTTAACTTCTTTTAAGTTATACTTTCCAATGGTAGTAGTGGTTGTTACTTCAATATCATTGGCAACCAGATGTTTAATTCCTGCTACTTGTTTGTCAAAAGAACCTACTACACCGTGAACGTTGTCATGATGTTTCAAACCTTGCCAATTTATTTGAACTTGTCTGACGTTATGTTGTTTGAGTTCTGCCGCCATTTCACTGGTTATATGTTCACCATGCGAAGCAATATGAAGTAAGAAGCCTGCATCGTTAGTCATTTTTACAAATGTCATGAAGTGTTTATGTTCAGTTGGTTCGCCACCTGTCAATGTAATTTGCTTAATACCAATTTGCTTACATTTCTCTAGAACAGTTTCAAACATTTCGATAGACATTTGATTATCTAAGTTATGGTTAAATCCACCATAGCACCAACTGCATTTATGTGAACAGTTGTCGCATATAGCAATGTACGCCCATTTAGGAATACCATCAAACTGTTTAATCTTTTGCAACGACGAATAATTAGATTCCCTAGAGAATGAAACCATACACATTAAGCTACGGCTCCTTTCCAAACGCCGCCTGCTTTTACATAAACAGTATTTAGAGTTGACTGAGTAACACTATTTGTTACTCTTAAATCTGCCATAATAATTCCTTACTTAAAGTTATAATACTTAAACCTATTTGGAAGGTTTGTAGAATTATCTATTGTTAAACCAAAATAATCGTTAGCTTCAACTGTTACACCTACCTTAGGTACTGCCAATCCAAAATAAGATGCTATTGTAGCCATTTCGGTGTCAGTAGCTTTAAAGTATAAATCATAATATGATGAGCTTGCTACACCAGTATCAGAATAACCAACAGCAATATACGTTGTGTCTAAATCTAATGTTACAGGCATAGTTAAAGGGATACTATCTATTTTACCCATTGCTTTAAATGACATAGTGCTATCATCTAGATTATATTTTCTAGCATGAACAGGTAGCCATTGAGTAACTGTACAATTCAAGTTAAAATCTGCTTGGTCAATTGAATTAATTAGAGGCACTATATGACTACTCATGTAAGCTGACATTGAATGATAATTATATCCTGCTGCAACATTTACATCAGATTCAGCAACCCATTGCGGTGCTTGATTATAAGTTATACTACCTTCAATGTATTCAAACGGTATAACATCAACTAATGCTAAGATGTCTTCGTTAATATTTTTTGGTGCATCAGGTAAAGCAAACTCATCTGCTTTATATAATGTACGCTGAATAGAATTGTCAATCCACATTTCTTCTACTACTATACTCATACTTGAGCTCCTTTAACTTGTGTGCTGTTGTTACCTGAAATCCAGGTTATAGCGTTACCGTTAGCATTTATTGATTTGCCACCAGTTCCGCCTGCAGATATTACATACAAGGAGTCATTCGATATACCTGGTAAGCCGGCTTCTCCCCAATAACCTCCTCGGTTGCCGTACTGTCCGCCCAATACATTAAGGTAACCGCCATTGCCAGGCGCAGTAACTGAACCGTTAGTAGCTATGGATACAGTGTATTGTGCATCTATAATCTCTGCACCAGCTAGTCCGCCGACTTGACCCTGGCCGCCGCCACCGCCGCAGCCGGCATCGCCTGGCTCTTGTTTAACTGCACCACCGCCACCGCCGCCGCCAAAGATAGAACCCGCATTAGTAATAGTCATTGGTACCGTTGTATAAATTGCTGTTCCACCTGTAGAACCAGGTGTAGCCGAACCAGATGAACCGGTGGTAGTACGACCACCAACAGCACCAGCTCCATAAATTAATCCGTTATTAATTAATGTAATAGTACTACCAATTGGTAAACCGCTCGTATCAAACGATGGGTTAGTATACAATGTGCTATAGACCTGTACACCTGCATCAATTGTTACTACTACATCTACCGCACTTAATGGACTACCCAATGCAGTAAATAAATTAAAGTTAGCAACATTTGCAGAAATAGTTAATGGAATCGATGAAACACTAGCCCATACTTCTTTCCATGAGCCAGCTTCTCTTACATGCACTGCTGAGCATTCTTTCCATACACCTGCTTCTTTTACATAAACAGTGTTTGGAGTTGTCCAAACACCTCCATTTTTTACTCTTAAATCTGCCATGCCTTATTCCTTTAATTGTTTAACTTTACTTGCTCGGGTTGAGCAATTGTAATTAATTCTTGTTCTTTATTTAGCGTGTTTAACATTATACTCGACGCAATTTCATCAGGCAGGACTAAAATTTGTTCAAGAGTTGCGACAGATATTTGGCCGGTTCCTAATTTTTCTAATGCTGCTTTTTTACTATAGTACTGTATCCAATGTTCACACTCTGCAGATTCGAAACCGGCTTCCCAATATTCATCTGGTGTTGCGTCAATTAATTGTTTTCTCATTTCTAGAAAGTTCGCCAGGCGTCTTTCTGCGTAACCGTAAGTATTATTTAATAACGATTCTCCGATTATTATATTCCCAGTGCCAACACCGCGATCATCATGCTTAAATAATTCCGCTTCACTAACTCCTGCTGTTATTTCATTTAATAAATCAGCCGCTTTTGCTTCAGCGGCTGATATATCATATATAGAATATAAAGTTCTAAAGAGTTCTTTATTAATATACATCTTTTCAAAAAGCATTATAATTCCCCGTTATTCATATTGGAACCAAACATCACCATCGACGCCGCCTGTTGGCGCAGATAAAGAAACAGTTTTAGTACCGCCGCCCCACTTAGTGGAATCTGTAGCTGAAGTAGCTGTTGTAGCTGTTGTAGCCAATGTTGCTGTTGCTGAATTACCAGAACAAGCTGCTGACGTAGTTGCTGTCAATGAATTACCAGAACAAGCTGCTGACGTAGTTGCTGTTGCTGAATTACCAGAACAAGCTGCTGACGTAGTTGCTGTCAATGAATTACCATTCAACGCACCATAAAAAGTTGTAGCATAAGCTGCTTGGAACTTTGCACCTGCTGAACCTAAGTCATGTACGTTAGTGCCTTGTGGAAGTAAATCACCGTTAATGCTATCGCCAGTATTTGAAATAAACGCATCATCAACGTTTAAAGTGTTACCGATGTACGATAAGTTTGTACCAGCACCAACTTGTGTTGGGCTCATGAATATACGCCATGCCGCATCAGCTGCATCATACACATATCCATAACCGAAGTAATATGCTAACTCTTGTTCAACAAAAATAGCATCTGATCCAGATGGTGCAATATCTGTATATGATACACCTTCAACCCAGCTACCCGGAGTCCAAGTAGGGTCGAGTTGAACGATATGATCATCAAGCCCAGTAAACACGCCTTCTGCTACTGCTGGGTGACTAATTGAAATACCGTAACGGACAACGCGATTTGCAGCAATTTCAGTAACTGAATTCATTATAACTACCCAAGAACCTGATTGTACTTGAATTAAATCACCAGGAATAACTGCTGTACCTGACCACGTTGCTGTTGCATTTACTAAATAACCTTCGCCTTCAACCATTGATGGTTCAGCTGATACTTCGTTAATTACGTTAACGAATGATACTGGAGCTTTCCAAGTAATACCGCCAACTAATGAATCAACGTATGCTTTATTCACTAAGTGATTTGCATTAGCCGGAGCAGTTGCCCAGGCAATAGAGCCAGCTACGTCAATAGTTAAATCACTTGTAACCGTGTCTGGAACATCACTTCGTGCGTATGAAGCACCTTCGATACCGTCTAATGTATCAGCATCAAGAAGCGTACCAGTGCCATCTACCGTTAATAACGCAGCTAAAATTTCAGCTGCTGATTGATCAGATGTTGCACTTGGCTCAATAAGAGCTAATGCTGCTTTTTCTGCATCTGTGTATGCATTTGTATTTGCATTTAATTCATACTGTGTTTTAACGTCAGCATCTGATAATGATTGACTTGCTACGATATCAATAACATTGTTACCGCTGTCTTTCATGTAGACTTTGCCGTCTGCTGTATTAAGAGCTAGTTCGCCTGGAACTAGATCCCCTGTTAGTGGAACCTTTGCTGCTTCTGAACTACTTTTTAAAATTATTTGTGACATAAATTATCCTCCTACCACAATTTCTATTATTGCTTCGCCTTCAGAATTTTCTAAAGCCTTACCAATCACTGTACCCATTAATGGGTTAGCTTCTGCGCGAGCTCCACCATTGCCATTACTGACCATCATGTCACCTTTCTTAACGCTGCCGCTTACTTTACATGGAACTCGCCCACGCAATGCTATTGCAATACCGTCTGACTCTGCATTCATTAAGAACGCTGGGTTTGTAGAAACAATACCTGCTACACGTGAAGTTGCATCATCGTTACAAGTTGTAACTTCAGCGTCGCCGCCAAATGCTACTACCGTACCTGGAGCAATTTCTGCATCTGCTGAATAAATTTCTGCTAAATCCGCGTACTGTGCTGATGTACTTTCACCGTAGAATGTAGTTGCGTACATTGCTTGGAATACTGCACCTGCAGAACCAATGTCATGTACGTTAGTACCTTGTGGAAGTAAATCACCGTTAATGTTGTCACCGGTATTTTTAAGATAGCTGTCATCAACATTTAATGTGTTGCCTACATAAGATAAACCAGTACCAGCGCCAACTTGAGTTGGGCTCATGAATATACGCCATGATGCATCACCTGCATCATATACATAACCATAACCGAAGTAGTATGCTAACTCTTGTTCAACAAAAATAGCGTCAGACCCAGTTGGTGTAATATCGTCATATGAAGTGCCTTCAACCCAGCTACCCGGAGTCCATGATGGATCAAGCTGAACAATATGATTATCTTTACCAGTAAACACGCCTTCTGCTACTGCTGGGTGACTAATTGAAATACCATAACGAACTACTCGATTAGCTGCAATTTCTGTTACTGAATTCATTATAACTACCCAAGAACCTGATTGTACTTGAATAAGATCACCAGGGATAACCGCAGTGCCAGACCATGTTGCTGTTGCATTTACTAAGTAACCTTCACCTTCAACCATTGATGGTTCAGCTGCTACTTCATCAATTACGTTAACAAACGAAACTGGTGCTTTCCAAGTGATACCACCTACCAATGAATCAACGTATGCTTTGTTCACTAATTGATTTGCACTAGCCGGAGCAGTTGCCCAAGCAATAGAACCAGCTGCATCGATTGTTAAATCACTTGTAACTGTATCTGGAACATCACTGCGTACCAATGAAGATAGGTGGACAGTATCTAATGTATCAGCATCCAATGTTGAACCTGAACCATCTACAGTTAACAATGCAGCTAAAATTTCAGCCGCTGATTGATCAGATGTAGCACTTGGCTCAATAAGAGCTAATGCTGCTTTTTCTGAATCTGTAAATGCATTTGTTTCTGCATTGTTTTCGTATGCTGCTTTAATATCAGCATCTGATAACGCTTGACTTGCTACGATATCAACTACCGTACCACCTGCGTTTTTGATGTAGATCTTTTCATCTGTTGTGTTTACTGCTAATTCGCCTGCAACTAAATCACCTTCGAGAGGTATTTTTGCCGCAATTGAACTACTTTTTAAAACTATTGTAGCCATTTTAAATTTCCTTTTTGTAATAGGTCAAGTTATATTTCTATAACGCCTTGTGGGTCAGGATGACTTGCGTCAACGCCCGGTGGGTCAGGATAGAGTAGCATTTGCTACCCTATCGCCCGGTTTCTTACTTAGTACGTACCGCCAGTAATATCTGTATCTGGATCAATTGGTGCTTCAATTGGCGCTGGTGTTAAACCATCGCTTTCGAAGAACTTAATTGTACCTGCATCATTCTTAATTAACACGCCACCTAAATCAATAGTTGTGCCTGCTAAGTATAAGTCTCTGAAGCGGTTGCTTGCAGAACCTAAATCGTAAGTTTCAGTAACAGTTGGTAAGATGTGTCCAGTTAATTCTAAGCCAAGTACTGTAGCTTCAAGTGAGTTACCTGTTCCTGAATCAATACCAACAATTGTAGTAGTTGTTGTTAATTCACGTACTTCAATTACGTCGCCTGTTGCTGGAGCACCAGTAAACGTTAAAGTAGTACCACTTACCGCGTAAGCAGTAGTTGGAGTTTGAACAACACCGTTTAAGCTAACAATACATGAAGCAGTTGTTTGTGAACTTGCTAATGTAAATACTGTTTGTACATCATTACCTGCAAATGTTTCGCTTGCAATAACTGTAAACTCAGTACCAAATGTCTGCCATTGCGTACCATCGTAGTACTCATATTGGTTAACATTTGTGTTATAACGCATCATACCCGCTACACCAATTGCTGGACGTTCTAGTGTTGTACCACTTGAGAACTTAACTGATGAAGTGTCGCCAACTAAGAACTTAATACCTGTTACTGGAGCTGTTATTGCAACACCTACAGAGTTAGTGCCTGCGTCTACACCAAACAATCCTTCGTCTGTTGTACCTTCAACACGGAAGTCATAATCTGCGCCGTTGTCGTTAATAACAATTTCAGTACCACTGTTGCCTTCGATGCCGCTACCGCCAATAGTAATATTGTCGATAAATGCTGCGCCAACTACTGTTAATGTACCAGTTAAGTTAGTATCAACTAATGTTGTAATACCATCTACGTTTAATGTACTATCAAAGTCAACTGCGCCTGTTGCGTGAGCTGTTGTCATTGTAGTTAAACCAGTTACACCTAATGTGCTACTCAATGTAGCTGCGCCAGTTACACCTAATGTAGTTGAAACAACCGCACTATTTAATGTAGCTAAACCACTTGATGCAATAGTTGTTACTTGTGTATTACCAGTTACGCCTAATGTACCAGTTAAAGTACTGTTACCAGTTACTGCTAAAGTAGTGTTAGCAATTAAGCCAGCACCTGCTGTTAATGTACCAGTTGTTTGTACGTTATCAGGTAAACCAATTGTTAATGTATCAGTTGCTGTTACTGCAACCTCAACTTCAAGTAATGTACCGTTAATGGTCATTGTGTCGCCACCTGATATAGCCAATGTAGTCGTACCATCTGTTATATCAAAACCACTTGCTGCAACACTATCAACATAGTCTTTAGTTGCTGCGTCTTGTGGGTTTGTTGGATCTAATAAGTTAATCCATTTGTTTGCACCTGCATCCAATGTGCTAGTTGCATCAACTGTAATATCACCTACTGTTAACAAACCATTTAAGTCTGTTGTACCAGCGATAGTAGCTGTTCCTGCAACTACTGTATTACCAGTTGCTGAATCAACGCTGAACTTAGTTGTTGTACCATCTGTGATAGTAAACGTTTCAAGTCCGCCTGTTGTGCTACCAACTAATGACATATTAGCTTGGAATGTTGCATCACCAGTTATACCAACAGTGCCACCGATTGTAACGTTGCCAGTTGTATCTAATGTAGCTGCATCAATATTGCCTGCACCCATGTCGCCTGTGAACGTTGAAATACCAGTTACACTTAATGTACCTGCTGTTGCTACGTTACCAGTTGTATCTGCTACTGTAAACGCATTTGTGTCTACTGCAATACCACCGTTTAAGTCTGCAAGACCTGACGTTGTTAATGATGTCATCTGTGTTGCTGCAAGAACGTCTAAAGTTGAACTTAAAGTAGTTGCACCAGTTACACCTAATGTATCAGTGATTGTGATGTCATCTGGTAAGCCAATTGTTAATGAATCAACACCAGTTGCAACGTTAACTTCATTTAAAGTACCGCTTACTGTTAATGTGTCGCCACCTGATACAATACTTGGGTTACTACCGTCTGTAATTGTCCAACCATCGCCTGCTACGCTATCAACGTATGCTTTATTAGCTAAATGCTCGTCTAATGTTGGAGCCGTTACCCATTTAATCTCACCTAGTGCTGTAACAGTGTAAACACCGTCCATTGTATCACCAGTATCAAGTAATCTGCTATCTAAGTTAGTTTGTAAACCATCTACGTTAGCAATGATGTGTGCGTGACTGTCATCAACGATAGCAACCGTTAATGTACCGTTACCTAAGTCTGTTAATGTTACAGAACCTGTAGCATCACCACTTAATGTAATAATTGGATCTGGTAAGTTAGTTAAATTAGTGTAGTCATTGTAGTAAGTACCTTCTTGACCGTCTAATAAATCTGCATCTAAACCTGAACCTGCACCTTCAACAACGTTAAATGTTGTACCATCTAATGTTAATTGATTGCCTGGTAAGTAAGCTGGTAAGCCCTGGAACTGTGTGAAGTTCAATGGATCTGTATCAATTACTGCAAGTGCTGGATCGCCGCCGCCTGTTAAGCCAACGCCTGTTAATGCCCAACCACTTTTAACGTTTTGTGTACCTTCATCAATGAATGTAAATGTACCTTCTTTAACTTCGCCTGATGGGTTGCCATCATAATCTGTTGCACGAGTTAATACAAACGGTACACCAACTGTACCTTCTGTAGTACATTTGTAAATACCGTTATCTGCACCTGCTACTTGATCTTTAACTAATACACGATCGTCAAGTACAATAGTAACACCATCTACAACTAATACGCCAACTGCGTCAGCTGTTAATAGTTTACCAACACCTGGGCCAGCTGATGCTGTTACTGCTGGAAGGACGCCATCTGTTGCTGCATCACATGAATCTTTAACTAATAGACCAGCTTGTGCCGCATCTAATTGATCTTTTGTTACAACGTCTTGTGGGTTAACACCGTTAGCTACGTTAGTGATAACGTTACCGCCCATATCAATTGTTGATGCTGCATCAAATGTAACATCTGTCATTGTAGTAGCGCCGTTTAAGTCTGTTGTACCTGTTACAGAAGCCGAAGCAAGTGTAGCAAGACCAACTGTACTTAATGTACCGGCAATTGCAACGTTAGTTGCTAAGCCGTATGTAATTGCATCTGCTACCGAAGTATCAACTGTAATTTCATCTGCTGTACCATTAACATTAATAGTATCGCCGCCTTGGATAGTAAATGGTGTAACACCATCTGTCCACGTGAAGTTAAGTTGAGCTGTTTCTGCATCAATGTAAGCTTTAGTAGCTGCATCTTGTGGGTTGGTTGGATCTGCAACATTTGTAATTGCATTTGCGCCAACGTTGATAGTTGCTAATGCATCAAACGTTAAATCATTCATTGAAACTAAACCATTGAAATCCGATGTGCCGTTTGCAATTAATGTACCTGTTAATACTGTATTACCAGTTGTATCTGCTACTGTGAACACGCCATCAACATCAATGCCGCCATCTAAACTAGCTAAGCCTGAAGTGTTTAGAACACCTAAAGTAGTTGTGCCCGTTACACCAAGTGTACCAGTAATTGAAGCTGCATTTGAAACTGTTAAGTTGTTTGAAATAGTAACATCATTTGGTAAACCAATTGTCATTGTGTCTACTGCTGATACTGCAACATCAACTTCATTTGCTGTACCTTGTAGTGTTAATATATCACCACCTGATATAACTTGAGTTGTTGTGCCATCATCTAATGTCCAACCAGTTGATGAAATAGTATCAACATACGCTTTAGTTGCTGCGTCTTGGTTAGCTGATGGTTCTGCTAAGTTTGTTAATTTGTTTGCACCTGCATCAAAAGTACTTGCTGCATCTAACGTAATGTCAGTTGCTGTAATTGCACCGTTAAAATCTGCTGCGCCTGTTACTGTTAAAGTTCCGCCTACTGCTGTGTTACCACTTGCAGCGATAACATCAAATGCTGTACCAACTTCAAAAGTTGTGCCGTCAAATGTTAAGTTTGCATCACCTTCTAAACTACCGTCTACGCCAGCAATAACAAGTTGGTTATCAGTTAAGTCTGAGATTGTAGCTGAAGCTAAAGTTGATTCACCTGTTACGTCTAATGTACCGCCAATTGCTGTTGTTCCTGCAATTACCGTGTTACCATTTGTCGAATCAACACTGAATACTGTAAGTGAAACACCATCTGTGATGCTAAACACTTCGCCAGTACCACCAGCTAATGTTACATCGTCGTTAAATTCTGAAGTACCAGTTACTGTTAAGTTCGAACCAATTAAAGCTGAACCAGTTGTATCTAATGTAGTTGCGTCAATGTTACCAGCTGTCATAGTACCTGTAAATGATGAAGTACCAGTTACACCTAAGTTACCAGTTGTTGTTACGTTACCAGTTAAATCAGCTACAATAAATGCGCCGTCTACGTCGATACCGCCGTCTAAGCTTGCAACACCAAGTACGTTAATAGCGCCTGAAGCGTCCATTGTTGTAATAGTTGTGTTACCAGTTACACCAAGTGTACCACCAACAGATGCGTTTGCTGTAATACTAGCTGATGCTAGTGTAGCAAGACCTGATGTGCCTAATGTTGTTAAAGATGTGTCGCCAGTTACGCCTAACGTACCACCTACTGTAGCATTGTTAGTTACTTGAGCACTATCTAAAGTAGCTAAGCCACTTGTTGATACAGTAGTTAATGTTGTGTTATCAGTTACACCAAGTGTACCACCAACAGTTACGTTACCAGTTGTGTCAAGTGTAGCTGAATCAATATCACCTGCTGTTACTACACCAGTAAATCCTGAAGTACCAGTAACAAGCAAGTTGCCCGATAATGATAAATCTGTCATTGCTACTGCTGCGTCAGCTGTTAAGCTGTTTACATGCATATCAGCGTAACCCGAAACTGTTACTGTCGTGTTTGATTCATCTTCATCTACAAATGCTGCAATAAATTCATCGGCACTTTCGTCCCAAACAAATGCAACGTTTGTATCTGTACCACGTTCGCCAATGAAACCTACGTCCACTGCCGGTGCGGCTGTTTGTTGTGATGCCAATACTAAGATTGGATCTTCAACAGTTGTGTTTGTTGTGCTAATGGTAGTTGTTGTACCATTAACTATCAAATCACCTGTTACTGTCAGACTCGAATCATATGTTAAATTCGCTTCTAACTTACCAGAGGTTACTGAGTTATCTACTAACTTCGATGAACCTACGATTGTAGCGTCAGTGATCTGATTATTTTTAATTCTAGTTATAGCCATGTTTAAGAGCTCCTATATTGCGCTAAACGTATTTATAGGATTATGGCCGAATTCGGATATGCGTATATTATTATGGACTTATTTAAAATTCAAGGAATCTTATTGATATAACGTCAGTGCCCGACGGAGCTGATGTAAATGTAAGTGCTGTACCAATAACAGAATACACTGCGCCGCCCTGTGGATCTTGCACAATACCGTTAATTATTACTAAAATACCGTCTGTTGTTGCTGTCTTATTAAGAACAAATGTTACTGTTATATTGTCGCCGAGTATTTGCTGTGATGTAACATTGAACCCGCGCTGTACTGTCCGCCAAAAGGCGCCATCGTAAATCTCTGCGAGGCCACTGGTTTCGTTCCAGCGTATCATACCTGCTGTTGCTGATCCAGGACGTTCTAAGTCTGTACCACTTGGCAATAATGCTGCTGCTGATGAATCAAGTACAATAATGCCTGCGGCTGACGTAAGAGTTAAGTTACCGTTTGCTGTGGTAGTTAGTACTAACGTGTCTGCTGCTGTTATTGTATTTGCATCTATTTTAATATCATCTACTACAATTTCACCGGTTACTTCAAACTTTGTACCGTTAAATTTCAGATTCGGCGATGTTATTAATATCTCCGAAACGTTTGTGTATGGCACACGGCTGGCGGTAGCGCCAGTAAGTTGCATACCTGAAGTAATTTCAATTACACCAGTGTCACTTGATAGTGTATTAGCAGAAATGTTTAAGTCGCCTATCTGCGCTGTTAATGCATTAAGTTCGCCATCTGTAGTAATCGTGCCGGTGGTAGTAATTGGCATTGTTAAGTCAAATAACGTAGCATCCATTGTTGCTACTACACCACCATCTAGTGTATAGCTGTATGATGAGCCTGTTCCTGTGTCAATTACTGTTAAATCTGAATCACCTGCTACAATTTTATCTAAGTTAAAGCCGGAAATAATATTGTCCAGGAATCGTTTATTAACTACGTCTTGATCTGCTGTTGGATCAGCACATAAAATAATTTTCTTATCACTTACTGTAATATTGCCGCTTGTTGAATTAAGGGCTAAGTCACCCACTACGGAATTAATTGCGCTACCAATTGTTGTTACGTTCGCAATTTTGCTGCTGCCGTTTACATCAAGTGCAAGTGCTGGAGTATCTGTGTTAACACCAACGCGATCATTTGTAACGTCAATGTACAATAGTGATGTTTCGATCGCAATGTCGGCGCCTTCACGTAGTAAATTGTCTTGCAGCATCTTGCCGCTAATGCGATTAATAGCCATTAAATCTCAATCCTTATAAATTTGGAACATCAAATACATCGCTAGTAACTAATGTATTACTCATACCGTGTATAATTGTAATCGGTTCGCCTGTAGGAATAACCGAAGTAAACGTAATATCAAATCCGAATACTGTATAATTCGTTATTGGTGTCTGATATATACCATTCACAAAAACTAAAAGATGTTTTGCTGTAGGGGATATAAACGACATAGGGGTAAACGTTGTAGTGATGTTGTCTCCGACGTACCTATCGATGCCAACTTCTGCAAAGCCTGCTTTAGCCAGATCAACAAATTGCGTACCGTTAAAATATTCCAAACTGTTTAAGTCTGTGTTATATCTTAATGTAGCTTTAATCGGAGTTGCTGGACGTTCCGAAGTTGGGCCTGATGGTAAAACAAATCCTTCGTTACCGTGCTTGTCTTTTTTAACAAAATATCCCATTATACTTCCATGTAACTTGTAATTGCAGATACAACGTTATCTGTACTTGCTGATACAACTATCGCATCATTGTTAGCAAAGATTATTTTTTCAGCGCCGTGATATAAAATATATGTGTCGCCTGCAATTATTTCTAAGTCAGTGATAAGTAAATTATTAACACCAGCACTATCGCCGTCTGCCACAATATAAATCTCTACTGTTATATTACCTGCGCTGTGATTACACAATGACATAAATGTCACTGCACTATCGCCTGAACTAATATATGTTGTTACGTTGCCTGCGCCTACGTTTGTTGTTGATATTGCCATTTAATAAACCCTTAAAAAATTATACTGTAAATTATTGCTTTACGCTTAGTTATTACTTCGTCTTGCGTAGTATCGTTTGAAACATATAAGCCCGAACCACCTTTGCCCGGTGCTTTTGCATATAGCTTATTATAACCAGCTAACGGTGTTTCGTCTGTTAACTGTTCTTTGATTGTTAAGTCTTGCTCGAATACAATTGAGCCTGTAGTGTCTGGTGCTAGTACAATATCACCACCTAATGTAGTTGTGATTGCATAGCCATTCATATCTAAGTCTGCGCCAAGCTGCGGTGATAAATCATCTACTAGATCGAAGCCGCCTGCGATTACTGAATTAAGGGGATACCAAACAGTGCCATCATCTGTTGCTTCCCAGTAGCCTGCCAATTCATTAAATTGTATACCAACTGATAAGCCTGTGCCACGGTCAATATCGAT